TTTTTTTTTTTTTTTTTTTTTTTTTTTTTTTTGGTTATAATAATTTACTATTTTTTTATAATCATAAAAAGATAAATCCATAAGAGTATATTATTTGGTGAGATTTTTATAAAAATATATTGTATATGAAAAACTCACATAAAATAGTAGTATTTGATTTAGATGAAACATTAGGATATTTTACAGAATTCGGAATATTTTGTGAGTGTTAGGTTGAACAGTTTTATTTTGAAAAATCATGTAAATATTCTTCAATTTGTCCTAATATGTCTATGTTGATTTTACTATACTGCCCTAAGGTAGTTGTTGTGATTAAAAATAACCCAGAGGTAAATGCTATTTTTTTATCAAAATCTGTAAATTTATTTTTACTAAAAGGATTAAATCTTATAATAAGAAAAAATGAAATATAATATGTCATATATTTATTTAACATTTCTATTAATTCTTTATGATTTATTTGATGCAAATACATAATTCTAAAATACGTAGTTAAATATAGAAAATATATTATATAAAATACCCAATCAAATATAAGTTCTTGATATTTAAAGTTCATTATATAAATTATTGATAAAATAATAATATTTTATCAATAATTATAATATTCTTTAGGTTATTTATAAATAATATATTCTAGATATATATTAATATATGTTTGGAGTAATTAACGGTATGTATACATGTAATCATGAGAGAGTAGATGAAATTAATAGTAGAATGGCAGATAGAAATATTCCATCTAGTAGTCTACAACCACAATATAGTATTAGACCTGTAGCAACAAAATACGGATGTATGCAAGTATTAGATCAATACAAAAAAACAACTGAACCTTTAAACAATTATAAAGCATATTCTACAAAAGCGGTATTTAATCCAGGAAACGCAAAATCACCTTGGAGTGGATTTACCAATAACGTAAATGTAGAATCAAGTTTGAGAAATCAGTTTTTTGCATTACAAAAATGTGAGCAATCCGAATTTGTACCAAAATCAAATAGTGATTTATATGAGACACGTGTAGATTTTAAACCACAACAACAAACTCATCCTTTATTATTTGATAAACCAGATTTAGAACCTTTTAATCCAAATGTTCATAATTTAGGTAATAATTTATTTAACAATCATACAAGAACACAATTAAAAGATACATCTTGTATGTAAAAAACAAAATATTAAATTCATTGAAGTTATTAATGGATATTTCAATGAATGAGATTCAAAACATTACTTTAAATTGTTTTTCAAATGGAAAACATTATGGTAGTATTATTAAAAATAATAATTGTCAAAAAGATATTAATTTATTAAACGATAAAAAATTTTATAAAAAACGTATAATTGATTTAACTAAAAAAATATTTAGGAATGAAATAGAAGATTTAGAATTATATAATAGTTTTAACAGTTATACAAAATCATGTATAAAATATTTAAAATTTTTAGATATAACAGATGTTTTACAAGATAAATATAATGTCCAACCTTATATTAGCGATAATAATGGAATTGATATGATTGGAATTGATATGAGTGGAATTGATATGAGTGGAAATGAAAATAATTATGATAACACAAAAACAGATTTATTATTGACAAATAATAATGATGTTAAACAGATTAATTTAGATGATTTTATTATAAATAATAATAAGAAATCAAAAGAAAAAATAATACCACAAACCCAAAATATAAATATTAAAACAAAGGCATATAAAACAAAAGGTTTAAAAAAAAAGAAAAATATAAATAATATTTATGAAGAGAAAAACAAAAAAGAATAATAAAACTAAAAAAACTAAAAATAAAACTAATAAACATAGTCATAAGCATAAAAAGCATAGTCATAATCATAAAAAGCATACGCATAGTCATAAGCATAAAAAGCATACACATAGTAATAATGATACCTATGAAAAATACGAAAAATACGAAAAGGTAAATTGTAGTCCTAATCCTGATACAAAAGAGTATACATGTTATAGTGATAATTCTTTATTTAAGATGAAATCATTGTGGAATGCGCGACACCCTCGTAATAAAATTACAACCAATAATAGCAAAGATATTTGGAATAAATTGAGAGAAAATATGTCTAGTAGCTGTAATAGAGAATCATGTTGGTTACGAAGTAAATTTATGGAAGGTAAATTAGACAATGAATTATTAAATTATACGTTTGCTCCAAAATCACAACCCATTTGGAAATCAAATGAATGGTTAAGTAGTCTAGATATAGAATCTGTAATGAAACAATATGAAAAGTATTATAAATGTTTTGAATTTTTAGGACCATCACCGATTGACTTTGACCATCAGAAATTATATGGTGAATGTGTATGGGAAGAGTTATGTAAAATAAATATTAATGATATGATAAAAAGACAAAAAAATAAAATCGGTATAATATTAAATACAGACCCTCATTATAAAGATGGTGAACATTGGATATCGTTATTTATTAATATAAAACAAAAATATATAATATATTTTGATAGTAATGGAAATAATCCACCAAAAGAAGTAACAAGTTTGATTGAAAAAATAAATAATCAAGGAAAACAAATTGGTATAAATTTTGATATATTAATCAATAAATTAGAACATCAAAAAACAGATTCAGAATGTGGTATGTATAGTTTATATTTTATTATTGAAATGTTAAAAGATAAAGATAAAAAAGATTTTATTAATAATATAATTCCTGATGAAGAAGTTTTTAAGTTACGAAAAAAATATTTTAATAAAAATTAAATATTGTAATTAAATATTGTAATTAAATATAAATATAAAAATATAGTTATTATATTTATAAATGGAATTTACTAGTAATAATAATAAAGGACTAATATGGAATTTACTTCTAGAAAGTAATATATTTAAGGGAATTGATAATAATAAATATCCTAAAATCCAAAATATGTTTGAAGAAACGATTAATAATGTAAATAACAATTATTCAAATAATAGTTTAGTTGAAAAAAATAAAACAGCAATGGAAGCATTAATTTTTAAAATAAATAAAGAAAAAGAAAACTCGAAAAGTAAGAGTAATTCAGATAAACCAATAGAATTAGTATATACTTCAAATGATTTATCAAACCAACGAAAAGAAAATTTTAACAATAAATTAAAAGAACAACAAGATAATTTAAATACATATATAAATCCAAAGATTCCTGAAGAACCTAAATTTACAGATTCGGCTGATAAACCTATTGGTGATGATATGGATAGATTAATTGCTGAAAGAATGGCTAGTAGAGAAAAAGAATTAGATGTACCTAAAATATCAAAAGAAGCAGAACAATGGATAAATAATTCTAAAGAAATAATTCCATTACCTGAAATGAGTCTAAATACAGAGATGAAAAATGAAAATAGTATACCAATTAGTAATAATAATAATAATGATAAAAAAGTAACATTTAACTTATTAGAAAATAACAATCAAGAAATAAATAATGGAAATATTATACCAATTACTAATAATAACAATAGCAATAATAATAGTGATAGTATTTTTAGTAAATTAAAAAAAAAACCAGATATTAATAATAGAAAAACAAATGATATAATAGATAATAATGAATTAATTACAAGAAAAGAGTTTGAGTTATTGAGAGAAAATCAAGAAAAAATTTTAAATCTTTGTAATACAATATTAAATAAGTTATAAAATTTCCATGTTTTTCAAAGGTGTATAATAATATAGAAATTTTATTATTATATTATTATTATTATTATTATTAGAAAAATCTAATATTTATATTTATATTTTTAACTTTTTTGAAAGAGTATTTGGATTTTAGAAAATGGAGGGTGGACCTTAAAATCATTCTGTAAACAAAGTGACATTCTGTAAACAAAGTGACATTCTGTAAATAAAATCACTCTGTAAATAATTACTTTATTAAATAATAATGACTGTTATAAAAGTATATACTTTATTTCATCACAAAATAAATCTCATTTATCTTTTAGTTCTTTAAAAAATACTTTAATATTATTTTCATAGTTATTTTCATAAGATGTTGTAACATATTGTAAATATTCCATTCTAATAATATCACCACAATCTATATCCTTCATTTTATTTTTAATTGCATTCATTAAATTAACACAATAATTTTTTTAATTTATTATAACCTACAAAATCATTTTCCATAATAACGTTTGTTAATTCAGTATAAATTTTATTTATTTCGCTACCAGATAATTTACTATTAATTATCTTTGCCAATATGTTATCAGGACTTAATGTTTCACAAATTAAATTATTTATCATCATCATATCATGTTTATCTAAAAGAACATTATAAAGAGTTTCTCCATTGTAAAGAATAAAAAAAACATTCTCGCATAATTCAACCAGATCCTCAGCCTTTCTCATTTTTCCCTTGTAAAAAACCATATGATTCATACTTATTTTAGTTGTTTGTGATGGAACATTTTTACTTAAAGCATTTTTATTAATACACACAATGTATTTTCGGAGATCTCTGGTTTGTGTAATACTAACAATACGTTTTCCACGAATAGTATGCTTATCACAATTTAATTTATCAATGTCAATGTCTCCTTGGTCTGTTGTAACAGGTGTACCTTTAGGAAAACACACTGGTAATGGTAGGGTTATATCTTTATAATAAACATTATCAATAAACAGTGTATTAGTTTCTTCATCAGAGTATAAGTTTATTCCACCTAAAGATGTAGGTGGATTTCCATCGTTATCTTTTTTCAATGATGTATTTGGTGAAATTATAATATTATTATTTATATTTAATTGCCAAGTTGCATTTGAAATACCTTGAGAAATATTAAAAACCATTTTTACTTCAAACCATGTATCATGTGGAAACGTAAAAGCATATTCATTATTATAAGTATTTACATTTCCTTGTTCTGTGTTAAAATATATATGAGCAAGCCATTCTCCGTTTACTATGGGAACTGCACCTTGTATATTTAAATAACCAGTTTTATTATTGGGTATTAAAATCCAAAAAATCAACTCCCAAATTCCAGACACTTTATTTCCTAAATTTAATACAACATCAGTGGTATTATCACCTGGTATAACACCGGAAATATTACCACTTAATGAATTAGAAGAAGATGCTTTCATTGAAATATTACCACTATTATTCCAATCACTCCATGTGCTATTAAAAATTGGTTCGTTATTTAAATATGATTCAAAGTTTTCACTAATTTCATATGTCATATATATATATATAATATAAAATAAATTAATAATGTTAAAAAATATTTTCTTTGGGAGGACGATTTCACGATAATAATTCAATTATTTCATTGTTGAAATTATAAAGTTATCACCATTATTTTATTAGAATATGTTTCTAAATTTAAAAATTTCCATATTAATTCATAAATTACAGAAAATAAATAACAATATTTATGTTTCAATTTTTTTAAAAACACTTTTATATTATTATCCTTATTATCCTTGTAACATGTTGCAATATTCTGTAAGTATTGCATTCTAATTTGTTTATTACATTCTCTTTCTTTTAATAAATTATTAATAATATTTCAACTTTTCAACTTTTTCAAGTTTTCAATATACACCTTTGAAGATTTAAATCCGCACAAATTATGAGTGTGGATTTATAATAGCGATATTATTATATGAAGCATAAAAGCGATGATTATAAGACGATTGCTGTTAAATATTATTTGAATAACATAGATAGTATGGATAAAGTATGTAAGATTTTTAACTGTAAGAAAAGCACACTAAAAGACTGGATTGATAGATACAAAAATACTAAACATTTTACACGAAAAAATAGGAAGGCGGAATCTTACAAGATAAACAAGGAACAAAAACAAATGAAATACAAAGAACCAACATTAGGAAAAGGAATAAGAACTTTGTTTAGAAAGAATAACTACAAGGTGTTTTTGGTAGATGAGTTTAGAACCAGTTGTAAATGCTCTAAATGTGATGGAGGAGTATGTGAGAAGTTTATGGTGCGAGAACACCCAAACAAAAAGAAAAACAAAGATGAGTTGCGGTTAATTCATGGACTACTACGCTGTAAGAGCGGTTGTGGGTCGTGGAACAGACCGTAATGGTTCATCAAATATTTACAAAATAGCAAGGAATGCGATAAATAACATAGACAGACCAAGTTATTTATGTAGAGAAACAAGTAATCAAAGCACTTCAACGAGTGCTTATAACCAAACTATACTACGGGTATGAAAAGACCCAACTTTGAATTATTTTTTTTCGTCTTTTTGTGCGGATTTAAATCTTCAAAGGTGTATAATAATATACAATTTGTATTATATTATTATAATTATACTTATAAATATTTATTTCAATGAATTATACAATTTTCTATAACCTGGAATATCATTCTTTTTAATGACACTTGTTAATTCACAATAGATTTTATTTACTTCACTACTAGATATATTGCTATTAATTATCTTTGCCATAATATTTTTGGGACTTAATGTTTCACAAATTAAGTTATTTATCATCATCTTATCATGCTTATCCAAAAGAACATTATAAAGAGTTTCTCCATTATAAGGAATGAAATTAACATTATCACATAATTCAACTAGTTTCTTAGCCTTTCTCATTTCTCCTTTGTAAAAAACCATATGATTCATACTGATTTGAGTTGTTTGAGAAGGAACATTCTTACCTAACGAGTGCTTCTCAATACACACAATGTGTTCTTGAAGAGGTCTGGTTTGTGTAATACCAACAATAGGTTTTCCACGAATAGTATGTTTATCACAATTTAATTTTTCAATAGCGATATCACCTTGGTCGGTAGTGACAGGGGTTCCTTTGGGAAAACATATTGGTGGTGGTGGTGGTGTTGGTGGAGATAATTCATAAACACGTACATGACCACTATTACTACCATTACCATCATTATATGGTGCTCCAATAGCGACGGTTAATCCATCAGAACTTAATGATACAGAGAATCCTGAAGAATCATTTTCTGCTTCACCATCAATATCTTGACCAATTTGTGTCCAAGAAGAAGATGAATATTTAAAAACACGTACATGACCAGTATTACTACCATTACCATCATTGCTTTTTGCTCCAATAGCGACGGTTAATCCATCAAAACTTAATGATACAGAGTATCCTGAAGAATCATTTTCTGCTTCGCCATCAATATCTTGACCAATTTGTGTCCAAGAAGAAGATGAATATTCATAGACACGTACTTGACCAGTATTACTACCATTACCATCATTGCTTTTTGCTCCAATAGCAACGATTGTTCCATCAGAACTTAATGATACAGATAATCCTGAAGAATCAGATGCTGCTTCACCACCAATATCTTGACCAATTTGTGTCCAAGAATAAGATGAATATTCATAGACACGTACATGACCACTATTACTACCATTACCATCATTATATGGTGCTCCAATAGCGACGGTTAATCCATCAAAACTTAATGATACAGAGTATCCTAAATAATCAGATGCTGCTTCGCCATCAATATCTTGACCAATTTGTGTCCAAGAAGAAGATGAATATTCATAGACACGTACTTGACCAGTATTACTACCATTACCATCATTATATGGTGCTCCAATAGCAACGATTGTTCCATCGGAACTTAATGATACAGAGTATCCTGAATAATCAGATGCTGCTTCACCACCAATATCTTGACCAATTTGTGTCCAAGAAGAAGATGAAGATGAATATTTAAAAACACGTACATGACCAGTATTATCACCATTACCATCATTATATATTGCTCCAATAGCGACGGTTAATCCATCAGAACTTAATGATACAGAGTATCCTGAAAAATCATTTCTTGCTTCACCATCAATATCTTGACCAATTTGTGTCCAAGAAGAAGATGAATATTTAAAAACACGTACTGCACCACTATACCTACCATTATATAGTGCTCCAATAGCAACGATTGTTCCATCAGAACTTAATGATACAGAGTATCCTGAGTTATCATTTCCTGTTTCACCATCAATATCTTGACCTAGTTGATTTGTTGAATATAATGACAAATCTGACATATATATATATATATATATATATATCTTCTAAATCAATATTTTAATTTTTCTAAATCAATATTTCAAGTTTTTTCAAGTTTTTTCAAGTTTTTTCAAGTTTTTTCAAGTTTTTTCAAGTTTTCAATATATAATAATATAGAAATTTTATTATTATATTATTATAGTTATAAATATTTATTTACGAATAAACGTGAATTTACCATCAGGTTTTTTGACCAATTTACCAACATTAATAAGAAATTCAGGATTTTTGTATTCGACAGATTGGTTATAACTATCTAAGTTATAAATTTCATTTGTATTCGGATTTCGCATAAATACTGTTTTAATACCATTAATTGGAATAGTGATTTCTTCACCGACCCACAATGTAGTTGTTTGTCGATTTAATTGAGATATTGTATCACTCTGTTCATTAGAAATAGAAGGATTATATGACAATGAATTGGGGGAAGATTTGCCAAATGAAAAACATTTAACCGCATCTTTAGTTCCTGGTTTATTATAAATAATACAATCAATCGCAGCTTCTTTAATACACTTCAATAATTGACTATTAATTTTTTCTTTAATCTGAGAGATTTCATATAAGGTTTCATCACTAGTAAAAGGAATCTCAGGATTTAATTTGCCTCCATCTTTTAATTTAAGTTCAATTGCTCCATCACCAGATAATTGTTCTTTCGTAAAAGTCATTAAGTATAAGAATACATTTACAGTTCTAAATTGAGGAGGTAAATCTTGATGACTACAAATACGACGAGCTCTACCAATAACTTGTTCAGTTCGAACAGGATGCCAATATGGTTCTATTAAATGAACATATCGTGTATTTTTTAAATCGATACCTTCTGCACCTGAAGCAGTAATCATGAGTATTTTAATAATTTCTCCATAAAAATTATTTGTAGATTGTCTAGACAGTTCAATAGTAATAGAATCAGGAACGTTATGCCATTTACTGTTATAAATATTTCTAATAATTTCCTTTTCTTCGTCAGATTCAGTACCAGTATATAAGGCATATGTAGGTAATCCTTTTTTATCTTGTGGAATATCTAATTCCCATATATCGGCATTATTTTTTTTAATTTTAAATTGTGTAAATCCGTTTGCGTCTAAAATTAATTTTAATACACCAATACCTTCAATAGTTCTAAATTGAGTATATATTAAATGAAGACCTCTAAATTCAGCATCTTTTAAATTTTCCAATAGATTTAAGAATTTAGGACTATATATTTGGAGTCCATTAGGAGTTAAAAACTTATCTGCATTATCTTCGAGATATTTCATTTCCCTTTCAATTCTCTCTGCGTAATCATTACTTCTTTCATTTTTGGCTTTATTTTCTAGATTTTCAGCATCATCTAATTCGTATAATCCATCTATATTACTGGTTTTTTCTTTAATAGAAACAGCATCTAATATATCTTCGTCAGCAGTACCTTTTTCAATAACACTTGTGATAGTTTGATTATCATCTTTAGGCATAGGTCTTCTATTTTCAGGAAATACGAAATTACAAAATGCTCTCGAAAAAATTCTATATGATGATGTAGTGTCTTTATAAATATCAATATTTGCTTGTTTCTTCTTTTTTTTAGCAGCACTTTTAGCAACATTTCTCTCTTGAATACGCGCTTGTTCATATACACCAAATTGATAATCACTCATAGGGATTTTAATAACCTTAAAATCAACATCTTTATCATATTTAGGCATTAATTGTTCTTGGGCACTTCTAAAATAAGACGATAAACCGATAATTCTTTTCTTAAGGAGATTGGCATTTTTAACATTGCCTGTACTAGTATCAATAAATCTAGTTTCGAAAGAGTCTAATTTATCATCTAATGCCTTATATGTATCCACTTTAATATTCGAAGATATAACTTCAATATCATTTTTATTTAATATGGATGTAAGTATTTTAATAAAATCAGAATCATTAATCTCTCCTCTATTATTAATTTTAAAATTAGTAACTCCTTTATATAGACCATTTTTATTAACATTAATAAATCCGAATGGATTCTTAGTAACGGTCAATATTTCAGTTCTAGGTTTATAATCAATATGATCTAAAATATCAAATTTTTCAAAAATCTTTACTAATTCTTCTTTATTTAATTTAGATCCACCAACCTTCATTTTAATAGGAATACTCCATGTTTTAATGTATCCTCGTAATATATTAAATAACACAGCAATTTCATTAGGATAATTAATCATGGGTGTACCAGTTAATAATACAATACGACAATTTTCTGCTGAAAGTAAATATTCATACAATTTCATTGATACAGAATTAGTATTATTACTTCTAATTTTATTAACGATTCTACTAACAAAATTATGAGCTTCATCAATAACAATAACTTTATTATCAAATGGATTTATAGTATAATCATTTGTTATATTTAATAAATGTGTTTCTCGTAATCCATTATAACTAATGAATTTATATTTACGATGTATCATTTCAATAATTTGTAAGTCAAGTAATTGTTTTTCCTGAGTAGATAATTGATTATAATTAGATTCTTTTTTAACATTAACTAACCACGCTCCCCCATGTTTTCGTATAAATTCAGGTTTAATATTTAAAATAGATGATAACGTGTTTATAAGGTTATCGTCATTTTTTTGTTGTATTGGAATAAATTCCCAAAATTGATTTTTTTTATACATAGTATCTCCACAATTTTGAAGTTCTTGTAAGTAATTCATTCTTAATGATTTAGGAGTCATAATAATAACCTGTTTATCAGATTTCATACCTTCTGTAATAGCGATTGAACTACATGTTTTACCACTACCTAAACCATGATATAATAATAACCCTCTATATGGAGTGTATAAATTAAGATAATCCCTGACAATTTTTTGATGTATAAGTAAATCGAACTTAGCATTTTGTGGACGATCACATGAAATACTGGATTCAATATTTTGAAATTCTTCTTTATATGGTTTAAAAAGAGCGTTAATAAAATTAATAAATACTTCACGATTATTCATATAATAAGCATTTGCTCTAACTATAACTTTAGTTTCTTTTTCTGGAAGTCGTGATTTTAAAGTAGTTTGCCCAATAACATCATTCAAATCAATATTATCAGCAATAACTTCAATATTTGGTTTTTCTGTTTTTCTAGGTTTATTAGTTTTTACAGATGTGTCATCAACCAATTTAAGTTTTTTAGGTATTTTTTTAATTTTCTTAGCGGGTGGTTTTGGTAATGTATCAGTTTCTATTTTATCTGTATTTTGTTCTGAAATATTATCTAGTATTAATTTGGATGTGTTATTATTTTTATCTTTACTTTTTGAACTAGTATCATCATTAATCTTATTATAAACAGTTAAATTAAGTTTTTTAATAAAATCATCTCTATTAATAAGATTTTCTTTGGTTTTATCAGTAATCTTGGTTTTATTTCTAGGTTTAGATTTAGATTTAATATTCACGTTAGCCGGTTCTTGAATATTTAAGTTTAATTTATTAAATTCATTAGACTCATTTGATTCATCTTGTTTAATTTTAAATTTAAATTGATAATCTTCTATTTTGTCTAATACAGGCTTTTTTTTTAATTTTTCTAAAACACTTGAAGACATCTATAATAAATAAATACATTAAAAAAGAATAATATACTAATTATTTGTTTAATAATTTAAGAGTTTCTTCACAAGCGGTTTGTTCGGCTTTTCGTTTAATTTTATGAATTCCTTTACCTAAAAATACAAAAATTTTATGATTAATATTAAATTCTTCTTGAATTTTATCAAATGAACCATAAAAATCAAAATGAATAGCCTCACTTTTATCAACTTGATGAATTTTTTGTCCTAAACACAAATAAACTCCCATTTCATAACCGGACTCATCAGCATGATTGATTTCTATATAATGAGGTGTATCCTGAAATGCTTTTTGAATTTTAACTTGAAGTATATTTTTATAATTATCATCATCTCTAATTAATTTAATCCAATCAACATGCTTTTCAAAAATAGACTCTATGAATATTTGAGCAATTTGAAAACCAGGACCAGTAACAAATACATTTTTAAACCATCCTTCTTCATCATTAATATCAATCTTATTAAAATCTAAAAAAATGGCTCCAATAAAAGATTCAAATAAGCAACCTAATTTTTTTAAATTAGTGCGTGTTTTTTTTTCTTCAGCATGTTTAGAAATAATATAATATTTATGTAATCCCATTTCTAATGCGAGCTTACCAATAGCTTCATTTTTAACTAGGGCAATTTTTTTTTCAGTCATAAATCCTTCATTTTCTTTAGGAAACCTTCTATATAAATAATATTTAGTAATACATTCTAATATCCCATCGCCTAAAAATTCTAAACGTTCATTAGATTTAGTATGTAATGGTAAACAATCAATCGGTTTTTCAGTAATTGTAATATTTTCTTGAATATTATAGAGTTGTGGTCGTTTGGTATATGATTTATGAACAAATGATCTCTCATATAAAGCAATATTATGAACTTTAGATGGAACTCCATATCTTGTTAGAATAGATTGAACTTGGTTCAATGTAATCTTAGTATTATTAGAATTATACGGATTAAAAATTAATCCATCTTCAGATTTAATAATATCATCATCGTTAGAAATTTTAAATTCACTCATTTATTAACTATTATAACTAAATATAATTAAATCTATTTATATCTATTTATAAAATATTATATAAGTAAAAAAATAATATTTAGTCATTATATAAATGGTTGGATATATGCAAGGTAGTAAAAGAGCTAGACACACACCATCTATTAGTAATAAAGGTTCTATATATGGAATTATGGGTGGACTAGCACCAAGATCAGGAGTTTCAAATGTAGGTACATATAGACATACGCTTATCAAAGGTGGTCGAGGTTTACCTCAATTAAATGGTAAATCTCCTACTGATCAAAAGAATTATTTATTTGCTAATAATTTAGTATCTGTGAATCCTGTTAGTTCTGGTGGTGTAGGGAAAAAGAGTTTATTAATTCGTTAAACATCTCATTAAATATAATAAATACCTGGTTGTATGATTTATTATATTGTTGTATGATTTATTATCTTATTGTATAATATATAATGCCTCAAAGAAATGGATATAAAGGGAATGGTGGTCGTTCTGCGATCGCAAGAAAAGTAAAATTTGGAGGAGCAAGTCCTACCAATGGAATTATGCCAAGTGTTATGGTTACAACTACTACAGGTGAAATAGTGAGAACCAGTTATTTTGGCGGACCAAAGAAAGGCGGTTCTGCGCCAAGTGCAACTGGATTTATGGTTGCGTCTGGTTCAAGGTCAGCTACAAATGTTTCTGCTTCTGCTCAAAGACCAAATTATTTATTCAATTTCAGACAGAATTATGCACGTGGATATCCTGGTTCTGGTGGACCATTATTATAAAAATAACTAATTAAAAATAACTAATTAAAAATAACTAATTAAAAATAACTAATTAAAAATAACTAATTAAAAATAACTAATTAAAAATAACTAATTAAAGATAATATAATTATTTATGTTTATTAAAGTAGATTATAGAGAAGGCGATTTTATGACAACTATGAATTTATTATTTAAAGAACATAATCATGAAATAGAATTGGAAAATTTATATATTGGAGATATAATTTTATTAAACAATGAAAAAAATGAAAAAATAATTTTTGAGAGAAAATCTCTTTATGACTTGGCTTCAAGTATAAAAGATGGGAGATATAAAGAACAATCTTTTAGATTAAATGAATCAAGTGTTCACAATCATAATATTATTTATATTATTGAAGGAGATTTTGAAAAATATAATCCAAAAAAAGGTAGAATGGATAAAAAAACATTATATTCGACATTAGTCACCTTAAATTATTTTAAAGGATTTTCAACAATTCGGACAAAAAATATAAATGAAACATGTGAATTGATTATTAATTACGCAGACAAGTTAGAGAAAGAGTCTAAAAAAAAGGGTTGTTATGAAAAAGATAGTATAATACCATCAATTATTAATATAAATACGAAAAATGAAAAATCTGATTCAAATGATACTGAGAATAACAACAATGAATCAAATAGTGGAGCCAAATATTGCGAAGTTATAAAAAAACAGAAAAAAGACTATATTACAATTGATAATATAGGTGAAATTATGTTATCATGTATACCAGGTGTTAGTAGTAAAACAGCAATCGCAATTATGAATGAATATAAAACCGTTAATAATTTAATAATCAAATTAAAAGAAAATGATAAATGTTTGGACAATTTTAAAATGAAAGATTCTAATAATTTATCAACAAGAAAGATAAGTAAAACATGTATTGAAAATATAAAAAAATTTATTAGATATTCAGATTAGACTATGTTTCGTTCATAACATCATCACCTTTATAAAGTCCAGCATCAATTGCTTGTTCAGTATATTGAATTCCACCCCAATTTACATCCATAGCATTTGTACTTTTATGCCCAGATGTTTCTTGTTCATTGAACATCTTATCCAAAGGAGTATATTCTCCTTGTTGTAAATTAATAGGGTCATATCCTGGATAAGAGTTATTATTATACGGTGCGTCATCTCTACTAGCATCGATTAATTTAGTTTGTTTTGGTTTTTGAACTGTTAAAGGAATTGCTTGAGAATCTGTACCATATGTTAAAACAGATGGTAATCCGCCTTGAGTATCAGTTGGACTAGGTCTAACTTTATATATTGGTTTACCTTGTGTATCATAAGAATGTTGTAAAAATAAAACGGGACAATTAATATTTTGACTTCGTTGCCAATCTAAAAATTCCACATATTCTTCTAAATTATTAAATTTAACAGGATTAACACCAGGTATTTTAGCTCGTCGTGAATTATGTAGATATAATTCGGTACCTTTTTGTATTAATATATTAGGACAGCTATTTTTACTAACATCAAATCCTTCAATTACATTTTTAGAAGTATAATTACAAGTAAAATATAATCCTAGTATAAAAACTATAATTATTAAAAATAACTTTAACATATATATTAAATGATGATAATTATTTTTTAATATTTTCTCTCTTGGTTAAATAAAAAATATAATATAATAAATATATATATATGAAAATTATTTACGTTAAAGATACAAATGCGTTGGAGTTTGATAAACATAATAAAGAAAAAATGGTATTTGCCAAATATTTTAGTCCAGGATGTCCAGCCTGTATAGCCATGGAATCAGAATGGGATAATATGTGTAAGGATATTGATGAAAAATATGATACAGATTTAATTTTAGCTCAAATAGACCCTAGTGGTATGAATAAATTAGAAGAAACATCAACGCATAGTGATGTAGCATATGTACCAAGTTTATTAATTCTAAATAATGGTAATAAAGTATTAGAATACAATGGTTCTAAAAAAAAGGAAGATATGATAGAATTTTTATTGAAGGAAGGTCATATTAAAAAAAAATTGAAAGGTGGTTCTAAAATAAAAAAGTTACACAAAAAGAAATCTCATAAAAATAATTCTCTTAAAAGAAAATCTCATAAAAGAAAATCTCATAAAAGAAAATCTCACAAAAGAAAATCTCATAAAAATAGGTCTCATAAAAAGAAACAAAGAAAATAAATATATAAAAAGATAAGTAAGTATTTAGATAAAATATGAATAAATTAAATAAAAATTATAGTGAATTTAATTTTGTAGAGAATAAATACTGGTTATTACCATTTTTAATATCACTGGATAAAGGGTTTGACAACAATAAAATAATTTCATATAAATATACAGAATCGTATGCTATTAATACTGTGGATAAAGTATTTAGACCAAAAGGAATATTTACTAAATCCTATAATCAGTATTATTCTCATTGGTCAGAATGTTCAAGAGTATATAATATAAAATTATATGATAATTGTAGGGAAAGTCCTGGTTTTGAAAATAAGTATGTACCTAGTTCAAGAAAATTTAATCCTAAATATAAAAAATTAATAAATTTTAAATTAAAATATGAATTACAATTAGCAAAATATAGTTATAATTATTTAGAATGTATACAGGCGATTGATATAATGTTAAAAACACCTAGTAGTGATTATGTAAGATTTAGTATTGAGTATGATACCGCTGATATTAATAATAAAATGTTTATGATAAATTTAAGAAACATACAAAACAATCAATCAACAAAAGATAATTATAGAGCAATAATACAAGCATATGGGTATGATACATCATCGTCAATATATAAAATCAAAAAAATACAACATTACAATAATAATTTAATAAATAATACAGTTACTATAATAAATAATAAATTAAATGATGTAAGTAATGATGTAAGTGATGATGTAAGCGATGATGTAAGTGATGATGTAAGTGATGATGTAAGTGATGATGTAAGTTAAGTAATAATGTAATATGATAAAAATATATATATAATAACTAAAATTAAAATATAAATATGATTTATTATTGTATTTTAATAATAAACTATAATGGAATCACTAATAAAAATTATTTATCCAAATAAAAATGATATATTAGATCCGCTATCTCTAGTAATTAAATTATATATATATTCATTTAAGCCGAATGGAACAAAAATATCCATTTTAAATAATAAAATACATTTTCAAGATAAAGGTATATTTCAATCAACTATAAGAACACTTAACGGAGACACAAAAAACGACCTTATAAATATGTTATTTCCATTGACATATGCTTGTGACAAATATCTTCAATCTGATGAAAAAAAAGATTTTCAAATTGTCTTTGAAAAGGTTATACATTCATTAGATAAATTAAATCAAATATATAAATCAAATGAAATCACACATAATATAGAACAATTAAAAAATATTATTAACAAATATATTCAAGAGAGTAAATTTAATCCTGAAACAATAATATTAAATTATAATGAACCAGCATCTCAATTAAAAAAAAGTTTTTATTCACAGACAAATACAGTATGGACTGAAGATAGAATTATTATACTAATTAAATATATTAAAGAAATAATCAATTCTGAATCAGATGAAAATACCAAATTATTAATAGTTTCATTAAATTCATTTATGAATTGGATTGATATGAATGTGGTAAAATTAATAAACGATCTTCATTTATTAAGATAATAATAAATTGTTACGTTTGTTTATTTAGACCTTTTATATTTTTATGTATGATATAATAAATTAAATTAATATGTTTAAAGATATTTAGATATATTAATTATGGAAGTTTTTCAAGAAGAAATTAAAAAATGGGTAAATCTAGATAGTCAATTAAAAGAATTAAATGATAAAGTAAGAGATATTAGAGGTGAAAGAAATGAATTATCTGATAATATAATGAATTTTGTAGATGATAATAATCTCTCTTCATCTACTATTAAAATAAGCGATGGAAAATTAAAATTTACTACAAATAAACAAACTTCTCCTTTAACTCTGAGTTTTTTAGAAAAATGTTTAATGGAATTATTTAATAATGAAGAAAATGTTGGTAAAATAATGGAACATATAAAAGAGAAGAGAGAAGTGAAATATAATTCAGATATTAAGCGGTTTTATAATAATTAATTTATATAGACAATATGTATATGGAATTAGAGCTAGATATTGATAAAGATTTTGTTTTTACAACTGATAAAAATGGTTGTCTAAAAGGCGGAGGATTTAAAATAGAATCTGACTTATTAAAAAATACTATAAATAAAAAAGATGGTCAGACTGGACAGACAGGTGGAGGAATAAATATGATAAATGGGTTCAAAGATTTAATTGTTCCTGCTGGATTATTTTATTCTCAGAAAACTGTTCAAAAAAACAAATCAATTCATTATGATTACACAGGTGAAGAGTTGGAAGATACTATATATGATAAATTGTTAAATATGGTAGAACCAAGTAGTAGAAAAAAACACGGAAGAAATACTAAATCAAATAAAGATAAAAAAACAAGAAAAACAAGAAAAACAAGAAAAACAAAATAATAATAATAATAATATTATTTAATTCTTAAATGGTGTAAATGAAACTTTTATTTTTTGTCAATTACAAATAATTGTTTCTAAAATATCACAGTTTCTAGTATTTCTTATATTTTTTATTTTTATCTAATTTATAATTATTTACATCAAAAGCATTAATAATATCAATTATATTAACATAATTTATTTTAATATAATTTATTTTAATATAATTATTTTTTAGTTTTTATATTTAATATATTTAAATTAAACTCCAAACATTTTTATTAAAAGGTGCCACTAATATTTCTGGAATTTTTTGTCTCCAATATTCGACTTGTTTTTCTTCTTTAATATCTTTCATATTTTTAGGATATAATGGGGTTGAATCCATTATATCTTTTTCTTCCTGGGTCATTTTAGGCTTATATCCATAACAGTTAACACCGAATCTAACATTGGGATTAGCTATAAATCCACCATTAATACCAGCTCTACCACAATCGTTTTCATGACCTTCTATATTTTGAAGTGTATTCCATGTTTCTTTTTGAGTTGGAAATAATGCTAATTGTTTATCAGACCAACCATAACTACACCATTCACTTCCATTTTTGTAAGATTTTTCGACTTCGTCATATGAAGCCAATCTACCACCATATGCTTTACACAATGCTGTCGCATTATCATATGTGTATTCATTACCAGGAATATGATATACCTGTTCTTTACGCTTAATTTCAGGAACTGGAGCAATATTTTGATTAGGAGCATCTTCAGATTGACCTACAGTTAAATCAATAGATGGAGATGTTGAAAATAAATTATTTAGATTAGCTGTTAAATTTATACCAAAAAAGTATTGTAATCCATTTAATAAAAAAACAGCTATTACAACTCCTCCTAATAATATAGTTAGTAGTTTACTTGAACCACTTCCACTTCCACTAGATTCTGAATAACTGTTACTATCTGTTTTTCCTAAATTAGAAAATAAGATTACAAATAATATAATAACAACTGCTAGTAATAATAGTGATGGAATATTTAAATTGATACCATTATTAGAAGTAGATGTAGAACTAGAGTTAGAAGTAGAATTATTTCCACCAGAATTTTCAACTACTGGAATACCTAATATTGAATCGTAAGATAATATCATTATTTATATATATTATTTATTTAATATTTTTCTATAGAAAAGACAATAACCAGAAGTATTATTTTCTCCATTAAAATTATTAATTTTTTTAACATTTGTATCATTAAATAAATACCAGTTGTTCATTTTATTTCGAATTGTAGCAGTATAGTGTCCTCCCATTGTTCCACCACTATGATTACATACACCATATAATTCATATTTATAACTATTTTTGTCATAACCATCTACATATGGTGTTAGGTCTAATTCGTCGGTTTCAATATTTATAGGAGATTGTATTTTTTTACCATTTATATTAAATCTTTTTAAATCTAATACAAGAATTTTTGGAAGACTCCAAAATGTAATTTTTTTATTAACGTCTTCTTTTTTGTTAGTTTTTTCATTGAACCAAGCATTGTCACCTTCTAATTTTTCTCCTTCACAATAATATTTAAAACAAGTAGATATATTAATTCCCTTAATATTTGAAGGTATAGGTAAATCAATTATAAAAAAAGGTTCTGGTTTCATGCTTAATATTTCTCCGTTTTTTTCAATTTTAGATACATGAATCCCATAAAAAATATCCAACATTTCTGAATATTCATTACTATACATCATTTTCATCATTTCATAACATTTTTTTGCCATTTCATCTGTTTTACTCTTAATATCTCCTTTTATAGTCATATCAACTTCTCTTCTCATACCATTGTGAAAAGATTCTAATATAAATAATAAAAATTCAGGCAAATCATTTTGTGTGTATCCTGCGAATATTTCTTTATTTTTATGTTTAGCTACATATTGTATGGTTTTAATAAATCCACCAGGTGATATAACACGATTCTCGTGCCATAACATTTTTCTTAAATTATCCCATTCAATTAATAATTTACAATCATATAAATATTTTTTATCTTTATAAAGAGATAATTTATTTTTGTAATCACTATTATTTTTATCTAAAAAATCATTAAGTTCATATGTATGACTTAATACTTGCATACATGAATTAATAAAACATGTATTACCTAAATTAGCTAATCCTGATAATCCATTTATTGACATTATGTATAATTACATTAAATGTTTAAATTAATTAAACTATTATTTAAATATATATATGAATAATAACTAAACTAATAACGAAACTAATAACGAAACTAATAACGAAACTAATAACGAAACTAATAACGAGACCTAGTCGTGAAAATTAAAGTAAATGTATTTAAAGTTAATAATTTATTCATATTATCAAATAATGACAATAAATTATTTTTATACATTTTTTAATTCAATAAAACATTTGGTATTATTTTATTCAAGTTCAATCTTTTTACATCACGTTTGTTCGCATTTATATATATATTATTGTGTTCCAAATGATTGGTATGGTATATTATTATCACCTGTTATGACATTAACACCACAATGTCAATGTTTAAGATGGATAATATATGAAGGTGGAAATACTATTTATAATATGTGGATTACACTAGCAACATGTTTTGTAAGTTGGTTTTTTAGTATAAAAGGTTAATATACTGTAAATTATATTTTTTATTTTTTTAAAGATAATTTATTATGTTAAAAATGTTATCTACATATATTATATCATAATTAAATGTCAATACAATTTAAAACAAAAAAAGAAGTAGGAATCAAATTAATGACAAGTGTTAAAGATAGTGATGGAAGTATGTTACATATTTATAGCTTTATAAATAATGATGATTGTAATAAAGTCTTTGAACTACCAGATAGAATACAATATATTGGTTATATGGAAGATAATAATTTATATGTTATAAATTTATTAAATAATAATTTTGATGAAATATTTAAAAGTTATTTCAATTTCATGAATGATAATGATATGGTTTTATTATCAACAAAAATGAAATATCTTACCATAGCAGAAAAAAAAGAAACAAAGTCATTATCAGATAAATTAAGAAGAATAGATAGATTCAAATTTTATAGATATGGTTTTAGTTGTACAAATATGATTCAATTAAATAATGCCAAAGAAAATCTACATTATTTAAGTAATCAATTAAAATGTAAAGAATTTACATTTAGTATAGATTATATATTTAATTTGAAAAATGATACTGAAATAAATGCGTTCAAGTATTTTGGTAATTCATTAATATTATGTGTATTTACCAATTATGTATGTGTATCATCTTTAGTAATTCAGTATAATTCAAATAATAATGAGATTATGATTGATTCTAAAACAAAGAGAGAATATGAAGGTAAAAAATTAAATAAATTATTGAGAGCTGTAAGTATATTAATATCAAAAAGTTTATACCCGAATGCGATCTATTTAACATCAAGCGCTACAAATCCAATATCTACATATTTAATGACACATTATTTTAATGCAGTAGCTTATAATGCGAATGAGGAGAGAATTGATTTAAATAATTTAAATAATTTAAATGAAATAACAGAATTTTTCAAAAATGAAAATGGGATAGAAACAAGAGTTATTCTTACTACTGAAAATATACAAAATGCCGAAGATGTTTTTAATAATATAATAACAAACGAAATGACTTGTGATAAAATGGGGGGGGGAAATGTCTTATCATAAAAAAAAAATAAGAAGAAAAATAAAAAAAATACATATAAACGTAAATATTAATTATATACACATACACAAATATAGACATTGAGAAGTTTATTTAAAGAATGAAGTAATATCCTTCATATTATTTTTTCTATTATCAGTTACACGTAAATATTTATCAAATAATAAAGCCTTTACCTCTTTATTTTTTAAATCATTAATTTTGTCTTCAAGTTTATCAGCATCATCGTGCGATTGTTTTAATGTATCTATTTTCATTTGAAAATTCCTTTTTTTTCGTTTAAAAGCATCCATTTTTTCTAATACTAATGCGAATACTTGTTGAATAGGTTTCATTATTTGATTTGTAATATAAAACGCATAATCAGGCCGTATATTATTTTTAATAATATATTCTGGATGTTCAATTTTTTCACCTTGTAATGCTTTTTTATTATTAGTTTCAATATACACAAATGGAATTCTATCACCGCTACCAGGCTTATTACCAGGGTCTCTTTTACCCATTCTATCAGCCAATACTTTATGAGCGATTTGTTTTGGATTTTTATAATTAGATCGTAATGATTTTGTAATAATTAATTTATCCATTGGATATTTTTCTTCAATAATATTTTGTAGACATGATTCAAGAAAATCCATTGCTTTTTGAATGTTTTGTTCTTTCATTAAAATATCTATCACACCTCCATATACATCTTTAACAATTGGAGCATTATCTCTTCTTTTTAAGACAATACCCATTTCATTTCTTTTACATTTATTAGGGTCCAATTCATACTTCATACCAACATATCTTTTTTTAGACAAAAGACAGAATGGCATAAATGTTTTTTCATATTCCAAATCATGTGGTTTCTTCAAAAATTTACTCGCCATTTCTCCAGCTTCTTGTGCTAATTTAATTGTGATGTCTAATGCTTTATGTCCTCTAATATCTTCACCATCAAGTGTTTTCAAATTAAATGTAAAGAATACTGAATCTGTATCTCCATATACATATTCAGCATTGGAATGAACCTTACCATATGTAGTATCTACTATTAAATTTCCATACGTTTCTTCAATGACACGCTTACCATATGTTAATAATTTTCTTCCAATAGCAGTGCAAGAAGCAGCTACATCTTTTTCATAAAACGTGCTTGTTTTAGCACCACATTGTCCATATAACGAATTTGCTGTTAATTTATAACTAAGTTGTCGTTTATCTAAAATGTTTTTCATAAAATCATCGGTTTGTTGTGGAATTAGTTTTCTTGTAGCTTTTCTGGATGCCAAAAGTTCTTCTAATATAGAAGGCATAATAGCTTTTCCTTCTGGAAATTGAGCAAATCTACAAATTTTAGTTCCATTATGAACCTTTTCAGATTTTCCTCTACTATTATTTACCCATATGAACGTATCGTATTTAACATTTACATATTCATAATTAGGTAAATTATCATACATAAAGTGTCCATGTTCATCTTTTTCACCAGTGTCATCTATTTGTATTCCTTCTAAGTTATATTCTGCAGTCCATACCTTACTATCATGTGATAAGTTTTCACTAATCATAGATGATGGATAAAGAGAACTATAATCAACACAAGCTACTGGATTATCAAGATATAAATCACATTTTGGAGGTAATACAATAGCACCTTCATATCCATCATCAAATAATGGTTTATCCATTACTGGCATTAAGGTGTTCTTTTCTCTACATTTTTTAGCAATATAACTTGTAAGTTTAATACCTTGTCCTCTCATTACTAAGAAATTAATAGGAACGCTACAAATTTTTGACATTTCAATATAACCGGTCATAACATCTATTTTATTCATGAGATGATGAACTAAGTTACAATCCTGAATACAATATTTAGCAATTACTGCTCTTTCATCTGGACCTTCATTTGTCATTCTAAAAATATCTTGTGGTGTAACGTCATCTTTAGCTAATCCCCATCTTACATTTTTTGTCATATCTGGATTTTCAATACTATTTATTTCAAATGTTCCATCATCCTTATTCATATTCATAATCTTAAATTTTTGTCCATCTTTATATATTTCGGTTGAATGACTTGTTTCTTCAAAATTAATATAACTACCATTATCTAATCCCATAAGATTCTTACTATAAATTTTTGTAATATTATTATCATTATTATGTTCTATCTTTTTAACACCATCACCAATAAAGTATCCAGATACATAATCTAATTTATATGATGTTAAGTTGAAATCTCTTCTGAAATAATTATATAAATCTATCTGTAATCTACCTGTCATTTTAATAAATTTTAATTCATGTTCACCACTTGCTATTACAATTTTACTTTCTTCAATATCTATATTACCAGTATCTTCATTTTTTTTACCACATACTTCATTTACATTTCTTGATAGTTTTAAAAATTCTTCTTCGCAATGAGTCTCTCTTGCTCTAACATGGATAAATTGATAATCAAAGCCAAATATATTATACCCAATAATAATATCAGGGTCTTCTTTTAAAATTAAATTTCGCCATGCCATTAACAATTCTCTTTCAGTATTAAAACAATTAATTTCTGAATTGTTTATTTCATTAACGTCACTACATGTATTTAATGCTAAACAATTATTTAAATAAGGTTTTTGTTCACCATAATTAAGAAATGTAGAACCTATAAAGGTTACTTTATCACCTTCCAAAGATGGAAATCCAGAACCCATAAACGCATCTGTTAATTTATCTACTTTTTCTTCACGTTTTATTTCGATATTATTAATTAAATCAATAATATTCGTTTTTAAGTCTATCTTTGATTTATTATTGTATTTATTATAATTATCATCGTGAGTATCATGATTCTCGTCATTATCATTATTATGATGCATTTTTTCAAACATTCTTTCGATTGAGGATTCATTAGATGTTTTCTTACATAAATTTTCAATATTTTTTGAGAATATATTTTCTAATAAAGCGTTTATTTTTTTAATACTTGGTTTAATTTTTGGATATACTTTATCTACATTTAACATATCATCATATCCAAATGCGGTTTTTATAATTTTAATAATTTGTCCTTTAGATAAGTCGTATTCACAATGATCATGAAATTCCATAATATTATTTGCTAATTTTTTATATGATTTTATTGGAACAGGGAAATCTCCATGACTACTACTTGCTTCAATATCAAAACTACAAATTTTATATGGAACTCTTGATTCTTTTTTATTTAAAGGAATTATATCTTTGTAGCTAATAGTAAATTCAAATTTACAAGAGGTTTTTTTAGTAATAGCTCTTTTTGCTTTTTTTAGTGGTATACAAATCCATCCAGATGGACTAATTTCTTTAATGTGAAAATATCTTAATAATGGTGGTATATTTGCTTCATATAACTGTAAATAAGTTTCGTTATAATAATATCCATATGAATTAAGCATTCTTCCATTTTTTCCATTTATATAAAATAGATTTTTTACTTTATTCATAACTTTTATATTTTTAAAACTAATCTTAATAAATTTATGTTCTTTACCACCATCAAATCCATATAATTTTTTCTTTTTTATTAATTTACATTCTCCTATTGAGTTTTCATAATATTTACCCACTTTACTTTTTATATGACCTATAAACATATCTCTTTTACTAAAATCCCAATCCTCACCTACTTTTATATAAAAGAATGGATTATAATCATTAATAAATAAACAAAATGTTTCTCCTTTTTCATTTATTCCAAATACTTGTATGATAAATTGTTTATTATCACCAAAATTTGGTTTTTCATTATCAATGTTATCACTATTATCATTATCGCTTGATGCATCTTGACAAGATTCATCATAAATATTAAAATCTAACAAACGAAGAGATTTTTCAAGAATTACCATTTTCGATTATATTATATTATATTATACAAATTTATCTGTTTATTTCTTTTTATCAATTTTTTATTATAATAAGTTATTAATATATTTAAAAATTTTATTATATATCGTTTTATATGACTGATAATAAAGATATTAATAAAATGAAAATATTTTTCGCAACACCATGTTTTGGGGCTCAAGTATCATGTAATTTTACTAGCTCTTTGATACAAACAATCAATCTTTTTAGAGAACATAATATAGATTGTTGTTATTCATTCTTACCAAATCAAATTGTTACACGTGCTCGTAATATATTATATTCAAATATAAAATATTATTATTAATTATTTTTCTTTGTTTTGTGTATATGTTTCTTTGTTTTGTGTATATGTTTCTTTGTTTTGTGTATATGTTTCTTTGATTTGTGTATATGTTTCTTTGATTTGTGTATATGTTTCTTTGATTTGTGTATATGTTTCTTTGATTTTTTGTTTTTTTTAGTTTTAGTTTTTTTTCCTCCTGTTTTTATAAATTTACAAAAATTATCTTGCCATTCCCACGGAACATTGTTTTCTTCATGACTTGCTTCTCCAAAATCAATTAAAAATATATCATTATTATTATTAACAAACACATTTAATCTATGAATATCATTATGAAACAATTCATTTCTTTCAAAACATTCGGATATAGATATTAATTTATTTTTAATAATTTCACATCTCTCTTTCGTTTTAATTTTGGAAGCAGGTTCGTAATCACTTGGAACAACTGACATTTGAATATAAAACGCCTCCATAGTTTCGTCTTGTTCAAAACCTAATAATTCTGTTTTATCTCTAATAAATCCATAATTCTGTAACGTAGGCATCTTAAACAAACAACTACTATTTGTATTATTATCCATTTCATACGTCTTACGCATATTTTCAAATTGTTTATGATAATATATTTCAGACAATGTTTTGTTTAATATTGATTGTCTATCTATTTCATCTACATTTGAATATAAAAATACTTTTGTAAAAATATTAGGTTCTAAATTATCATTTATAAAATAAGTTAAAGTAACTGGTAAAGCACTACCTTTATATTTATGTTCATCTTTGAGTGATATTGCGTATGTTCTCTTAACTTTTTTATTTTCAATTTGTTTTCCAAAATTATTTATATTATCAATATTTGTCGTGTAATTTAATAATTCTTTAAAACGCTCATCCATTACATATTTAATATCATGGTCATTAATATCATCATTGTTATCATCGTAATCCATATCTAATGTAAGTGGTGTAGAACCTCTAGAGCTTATTGGGAATGTATCATAGGTATTGATAGTTTTAGAATTTTCGTCACTATCAGGTATTGTAAGTGAAAAAAATGACATAACTCTATATATATATATTTATATATATTTATAGATTATAAGTTAATTATAATATTTATTTAGACTAGTGTTTACGACCATTAGAATGTTTATGTCTTTTTTGAGTTCTTTTATGAAGAGCTAATAAACCGAATGGTACAATAGCATTTTGTAAAATGCCACCCTTTTTACCTCTGGTTTTTTTACACTTACATGTTTTTTTATGACATTTATGACATTTTTTACACTTACATGTTTTTTTATGACATTTATGACATTTTTTAGTTCTCTTCATAGTTTTATTTTTTCTAGGGTGTTTACGACCTCCAGTCATATATTGAGGTTGAGGCCAATTGCGTTCTGCTACTTGACAACCAACATATTTAGCACCGTCAGTATAAGAACATGATGATGTACCAGATGTATTATTATGTTCACTTCCACTCATTATATAATAACATGACAAAAATATTTTATACGCAAATCAAATATAAGTAATTATTATTTTATGTATAATAATAATAATTACTTATATTTGATTTAAAAATTAACGTCTTTTGGATTTACGACTCTTTCTAAATGTTTTCTTAGGATGATGTTTTCTTTGTTTTTTTTTAAGTAAACTAAGAATACCAAAAGGAACAACTGCTTGTTTTAAAAGATGAGCATAAGAACCACCTTTTTTAGAAGTCATACCACCACGTCTAGAACGTTTAGAGCTTCTTTTATGAGAAACCTTTATACTTCTTCTATGAGATTTATTTTTACGAGAACTTCTTTTTTTACCACCAGACATATTAGTACTAGAGGTATCATTATTAGATGATTCAGTATGAGCGGCAAGAGCACCTCTTAATCCATTACTACTTAATTTATGATGCATATTATCCATTATATAATGTAATTAGAAAATTATTTATTTAAAAGAAAGTGTTTTTAAATTATTACGCAATAATAAATAAAAAATTCCTAAAATTAATAAAAAACTAATTATAACAAAAATAAGCGATAAATATATATATGGATATATTTCTTGAACTATTAAACTAATAATCGGTTTAAATAATTCTTTTAATTCTTTTTTAACATCTTCTCTAGATAAAATTAATAAACATTGTTCAATAAATTGTTCCTTCATTAAAATATTATATTATAAAAAAATATATTGTTTAGCGTGTTATAATATAATATATTTTATCTACATTTTTTTATAATGGAAAAAGAAATTTATTTCACAAATAATGATTTTAATTTTAATGATTTGTCATTATCTCATCCAATATCAACACAAGGAGGAGCTTATTTTACAAAGTTAAAAATGAAAAATGACAGTTTATATATACAATTACCAAAATGTCATAGCAAACAAGGATTAATTGAAACAAATAAAAAAGCATATATAGATTTAATATTTACAAATGATGATTATGATTTAATAGAGTGGTTTGAAAATTTAGAGAATAAAGTAATTGATTTAGTTCATAAAAAAAAAGATATTTGGTTTCAAAATGAAATGGATCGTGATGATATTGAACAGGTTTTTAATCCAATTTGTAGACCATATAAAGGGGGTAAATTTTATTTAATAAGAATAAATATAGTAAAAAATAAAATAGATAATTCACAGTACAATTGTGATATTTATGATGAAAATGAAAGTATAATACCTATTAAAGAGTTAAACGATACACAATGTTTTATTCCAATTTTAGAAGTATGTGGAATTAAGTTTTCTTCTAAAAGTTTTCAATTAGAAATATCAGGAAAACAGATGATGATACTAGATAATAAACCATTGTTTAATTCATGTATTATTAAGAGAGATAATATTAAAAAAGATATAATTAATAAACAAGAATCATTCAATAATTATATAGAAAAACAATATGAAAATGTATCTTTAGAAGAAAATGAAAGACAAAAAGAAGTTGAAAGACAAAAAGAAGTTGAAATAAAAAATGATAAAGTAGATGATAAAGTAGATGATAAAGTAGATGATAAAGTAGATGATAAAGTAGATGATAAAGTAGATGATAAAGTAGATTCTTCTATAATATTTGATACACAAATTATTTCATCATTAGATAACAGTTTAGAAGGAAATACTGATAATTTAGTGTCAGGTGGTTTAGAAGATATAAGTAATAAAATTATTATTAATAATAATGAATCAATAAATATTAAATTAACCCCCCGTAATGAAGCATATTATGATATATATAAATTAACAAAACAACAAGGACGTAAACATAAAAAAGCAGCAATTTCAGCATATTTAGAAGCAACACAAATAAAAAATACATATATTTTAGATGATTTAGATGATGATAGTGAAAATTCAACAGATGAGTATGATAGTGAATCAGAAAAAATAACAAATAAAATAGTATAACAGCTTTAGTTATGTAGTTTAGTAAACTTTAGTAAACTTTAGTAAACTTTAGAACTATTAATAAACAAAAACATATTAATTATTAATATGTTTTTAATTACAAAAAAATTTTTTATCCTTTATTTTATATAATGGACTTAATCAAGAACTTAAAAAAGCTCAATGTTGAACATGTTATCCTATTTTTAATTGGAGCATTATTTTTAATATTCCTTATAAATTCTTATAGTAATGATAAGAGTTCCAGTTCTGAACAAATGAGTAATCAAAGAAGAACACAAGAAATGTATTCTCAACAACATCCCCAACAACAATCTACATCAGTAGAACCTTCTCAACCTTTAGGTCAAAATGAGACATATGCTTCTGCACAAGGAACTACAACATCTACCCAAGGTTTACCTCCATCTTGTTCTAGAGCACCCGTGGCTGATCCTTCTGAATTATTACCTAAGGATACCAATAGTCAATGGGCTCAATTAAACCCTACTGGTTCTGGTGATTTACAAAATGTAAATTTGTTACGTTCTGGACACCATATGGGTATTGATACCATTGGAAATAGTTTAAGAAACGCAAACCAACAATTACGTTCTGAACCTGCAAATCCTCAATTAAATGTAGGACCTTGGAATAATACTACTATTTCACCTGACACAATGCGTACTCCTCTTGAAATTGGACAAGGTGGTCAATAAATAAAATTATAATTAAATTATATAATATTTTCTATTAATATTATATAATATGAATTCTAGTCAATCCCTAGATATAAATACTCATCATACATCTACTCAACCTAAAGAAAAATCTATGAAAGACCATTTTAAGGGATTTATGAATATGTTTAAATCTAGTAAACCACAACCTGTTAATACTAATACATTAATAGATAAATCATATATTAAGGGGAAACCGATAATATATGGAAAGATTCCTAATATGAACAATGCTCCTTATTTACTAGAAAAAATAATTCCTCATATTGAAGAAACAGTAGAGATTTATTACAAATTAAAGGATTTGGGGGGTCAAACTAAGCGTAAACCAAAACTAGTAGACAAACGTAGTGGTAAGAATAATACAATTCTGGTATTTCTGTGTGGTACTAAAAAAATAGTTTGGAGAATGGCTAAAAGGCCTATGTTTCAAGTTATAAATAACGAAATAACCATTCCAGGTGAAGATAAAGAAAATACATTGCAGGATGCTGTACAATCAAAAAAGAATTGGGAAACTGCTAGTTCAAAAGGATTAAGTCCTATTGTATATCATTATG